GTGGCGCCGGATATAATCGACCAGCACCGGGACGATCGGCTTTGCGACCATCGTGCGGCGGTTCTCGTCGAAACCTGCAACAATGATATTGTCTGTATCGCGCACGAGGTGAACCATGCCGCGCAACGCGTCTTTCTCCGGCCCCATGACACGCTGGGCCGCAGCAAGGCGGCGGCGCTGCTCGTTCAGGTCATCCTCGACGTTGATAACAAGGGTCTTGGCTTTGCGCCGCGGAACAAAACTGCCCCACGGCTCTCCCATCGCTAGTGCAATTGCGATCTGCAGCGTGAAAAGCGATTTACCCGAACCACCCGGCGCGGCGAGCATATGGGTGTAACCCGACAGCATGACGCCAGGGATAACCCATGGCCGAGTTGGGATGTCGGCCTCGACGAAATCGAACGCGTCAACGGCGTCAAGCACTTCGGTTGGCTGACGCTCAGGCTCACCGGGCTCTGTCTGCGCACCCTCATCATCGGTATAGTAATCGGGCATGTCATAGACCGCCTCGCCCGTCTCAGGGTCGTACTCGGGCTCGACGTCGGCGGCGTAGCTGTAGCGTTCGGGCTGCGGTCCGCTAGCCTTGCGCTCGGCATACAGCTGTCGGTGCGCGGCCTTGTGATCGCCCTTGTGGTCGTAGTGCACGAACAAGTCGTAGGCATCGCCAAAACAACCCGACTTGCAGCGAGCGCCAACGCCAGCAGCAGCATCCGACATGGACAGGCTGACCCAGGCATCACCCATGATGCGCGTGGCGTAGCTGTCGCCTTCCTGATGCGGGGAGCGCCAGTCCTCACCGTGGCGCGGGCTCTGCGTATAGCCATACAGCTCGAGGAGGTTCGCGATCGAGTTGGAGCGGTTGAATTCCTCCATGACGGACACGCCGTCATTGTCTGCGCGCGGCCGCTGGGCTTTGCGGGCCTCGGCATCGCGGCGCATCATCTCGCGCGCCTTATCATCTTCCGCGCGCTTATGGCGAAGCGCAGCCATGCCGGCGCCGACAGCGCCACGCTCGAGCGACAGGCCAGGCGCGTTCGTGCCGCTGTGCTTGCGCTCATAGTAGAGTGGATCGCCGTTGCCATCGCGCAGGGGCTCGCCCGAGGTGTGCTCGAGTGGAACGTTTGGCAGGAACACGGGCTGGCCGGCGCGGTCCATCGCCCGGTCCATCGGCACGCCGCTGACTTCCATGAAGTTGAAGAAAGCGTTCTGCGCATCGTGCCAGTCGTCGAAGCTGACAGACTGCTCAAGCGGCAGAACAATGCGCCAGCGCTTGTTGCCGGGGCGAGAGTTGGCCGTCGAGTAGATCAGCCACGCGGCGTCACGGGCGAACCCGCGCACCAGCGTTTCAATGTGCTCGAGCGGGTGCTCACCCTTATCCACGTCGCCGCATAGGGCCACGAATTCGCCCTTGGCGCGCTGCACCGCATGCGAGCGCCCGTCGAAGTCGCGGTAGGACGATGGCAGGAAGCCCAGGCACTTGTCCTTGGGGCGGTCGGCCGGCTTCATGTGAAAGACCTCGGCCAGCGAGATTGTGCTGTAGTCCTCGCCCGTATTGATGTTCGTGTCAGCCTGGCCGGCAAACACCATGACCGGCCGGCGATTCCATTGCGGGCCTACCGCTGCGAGAGGCGATGTGCTCATGCGTGAATCAACCTTGCTGCCATGATCCAGTCTTCGGCTTCCCAATTTTCGAGAAAGCCGCACTGAACCGCGAGCATGATGCGGCGCTTCATTTCAGCCGGATCGCCTGCGGCTGCGTCGATGCCGCCGAGCACGATGATACGGGTGAATGAGCGCCAACCTGTCATGCCGCTTGTTCCATGATGGGGGCGCCGCAGCTGCGCAGGAACGCGATGGCGTCCTCAGGCGTGCGGGCGACAGCGACACGGTGGCCGCTCTCGTCGAGCCATTCGTGCCACTCGGTCTGGTCGACAGAGACCCGGCCCTTGGTGTCCTTGAATTCCACGAAGGCGATGCCGGCGCCGGGCCACAGACACACGACATCGGGGAAGCCTTTGGCTAGGCCTTCCTTTTTTGCCTGACCGGCCGCCCATTGCGAACGCTTGCCAGCGTTTGGAACAGCGACGACCCGGACGCGTGGCGCGGTGTAGTAAAGGCGCTTGCGGAAAGCCTGCTGGATGTCGATCTCAGCCATCTTCGCGCCTCCGACGAACAGCCTCATCGAACGTCGAGCGCACAGCGAGGTACGAAACCCCGTGGGCCTTCGCGAACGTCTCGGCTGTGTGGCCTTCGATGAGTGCATCGACGCGATCGCCGCGCGCCAGGATAAGCCTGTTGCAGATTGCAATTGCCTTATCTCGCTGAGTGCGGGGTTTGTTTCCGAACGAGCGCATTACGCAACTCTCCGGCGCTTGGGGTGTAGCTCGCCAACGCGCGATTTGCAGTACGCCAGAAAGCCGGGTGCGTTCATGTTCTGCTTCTGCGTCCCCCACTTAAGATTGCCCGGCTCGTTGTTGTGGGCGTTCTCGTCGATGTGGATCACGACAGCAGAGGAGAACGGCTTCGGGCCATGAAATGCCTCGCATACCGCCTGGTGAACCTTGATATTGCCGAACTCTTTGGTGCCGATATTCCGGTATGAATGAGCCGCATCCTTGCGGGCCTTCATGACCACACCATGCGTTGGCGCCGGTTCGTAAAGGCGAAAGCCACCATTTGGCAGCGGCGCGTGGCGCGGGGGCAAAAGGATTCGCCCGAGATCACTTGCCAGAACGCCCGGAAGGCTCGGCACCGTTTTCCACATTTCCGCCATCACCAAAGGCTCCGGCACGAAATGAAGGGTATGTCGTCATCCAGGTCGTCACCGAACCGGCCGCCGTCAGTCGGGAAAGAGTTTTTCGGGCCGCCTGTGCTGTGTGCCGACCCGCGCGAACCGTCAGGCTCCCGGCGCTGCCCGCCCTCATTGCCTTTCGCACCGTCGAGCATGGTCAGCACGCCGCCGATGCCACCCACCGAGACTTCGGTGGTGTAACGGTCGTTGCCGCTCTGGTCCTGCCACTTGCGGGTGCGCAGCTGGCCTTCGACATAGACCTTGGAGCCCTTGCGCAGGAAACGCTCAGCGATACCTACCAGGCCATCGCTGTTGATGACGACCGAGTGCCACTCGGTACGCTCCTTGCGCTCGCCCGTGGCCTTGTCTTTCCAGCTTTCGGACGTGGCGATGCGCAAATTGCAGATGCGCCCGCCGTTCTGGAAGGATTTGACTTCAGGGTCGGCGCCGAGATTGCCGACGATGATGCATTTATTGACTGAGCCGGCCATGATCAGGCGACCTTTCGAATGAGGGAAGGGTGCGCCGACGCGACGGCGGTGAGGAAGGCGCGGTTGCTTCGCTCCATGCTGTCGGCGTAAGCGTCGCGCTCGCGCTTGAAGCAGATCGGCGCAGGGCCCGGGCGCAGGTAGTCGGCCCGCATCAGGCGGATCGTCGTTACCGTCGGCGCCGAATTGAACTCACCGAGGATGGCCTGGCGAACACGCTCAGGGTTGTCGATGTACTGGACGAGGACGCGCGCCATCGACGTGGGGGTGCGGTGGGACTGGAGCATCATGCTACCCTCACCAGCTTGCCAAGCTGAGCGTCGATGGCGGCACGCGCCCGCTCCAGCGTGGCGCGGCTATCGCGCACTTCTTCCGGCGTGATGGCGTCGTCATCTTCCAGGGCCTGAGACAGCGCCAAGGCCGCCTCCAGCACCGCCGACTGCGCCTTGCGATCGTGCATCAGCGCGCCGCCTGGCCTGCTATTGACGCAGAGGTGATCCAGAGCGCCGGTGAACCTCCCGTTCCATTCCCGCTTGGCCGATGCATAGGCGACGACGCCCATTTCTGCGGTGGCGGTGCGGTACTTTGCGGCCTGATCCTCACTCCTCCCAAGGACACGCCCAATGTCGGCGTCGGTCAGACCGTCCTCGTTCTTGATGGTGGTCAGTTCCTCCGCGATGGCTTCAAGAACCTTCGAAGCGGAAAATATGCTGCGCTGCGGCGTGGATTTGCGGGTCATGCTTGGACTACTCCAGCGTCATGAATTTTGCGATGATCATGGATGGTGTGGCCGACGCCCGCGTTGGGCAGTGCGTCGGCGGGGGAAATCGGAAAAGCCGGGTGGGTCGGCGCAGCGAGAATGCCGAGGCCATTGCGGGCGGCGCAGTACAGCGCGTCGATCGCCCGCTCTCCGGCCGCCCACAGCGCGGTCCCGGTCGAAGGGCTATTTCCGGTCGAGCCATCAGGGCGGATGAAGCGAACCTTGGGCATGAACAGGACCAAATCGGCGCTAGCCCAAGCATTGCGGAACCAAGGCGCGCTGGTACGATCAGGTGTCAGGGCGATGCCGTCGCCGTGGTTGAAGAACGCGCTAAGCCAAGGCTCCAGCGCATTGCGACCACCGAACGGGGCGTTCATCCAGACGAAGCCATGCCAGAACGGCGCATAGCGGAGTCCGTCGTCCAACTCGGTCAGCCAGCAGCGCGCCGGAACATGCAGGCGCTCGGACGGGCTGGCGACATCAAGGTCGAACTCGCACTCCAAAGCGTCAAAAATGTACCTTGGCGTGTACCATTCGTCGGACTGGCCAGTGGCTTCCCAAGCGCTCACGCCGCGATCCTCAGCACAAGCCTGCGGTCGAGTTCGGCGCGGATTTGTTCATCAGATGCGAGTGCAAGGGCATGAGCGATATCGGCCGAGGACGCCGCCTCGACCACCTCAATCGCCCGCGCCCGGTTCGGGACGCGCCTGATGTGCCCGCGCTCCTCAAGCCCCGCGAGCAGGCGATAAACGCCCGACTTCGAAACGATCCCGACCGCAGCAGCCATCTGTTCGAAACTCGGCGCAATCCCAGCGTTCTCGGCTTGGTAAGCCTTGATGAACGTCAGCAGGGCTTGTTGCTTGGGGGTGAGGGAGGTGCGGAGGGTCATCTCCGCGGCCTCCACCTTGCGTGCTTGCACCACAGTCATGAGGCGCTCACCTATCCAGCGAGTGTAGGCTGGCGGGATGGCTTGGCAGAGTTCGGCCAGCGTCATCCAGTCGATGCCCATCGCCTCGCGCGCCTGTACGGCGGTGAAATCGGGCACGCCTTTGTCGAATTTGCGCCGGCTATCCCGCGCACCTTCTCCGTAAATGCCGATCGTCCTGGCGCGCTTGCGGTTACGAGCGTGGCCGCCATAGATGCCTATCGTGTCACGCTGGCCGTGTTGGCAGGCCGGCACAAATATGGGGGGATTGCTCATCTCGAAAAGCCGGTGCCGCAACAGATCGGCATCCTCGACGCCAAGCCCGAACATCGTGCCGCAAAGCGTAATCGGCGCAATCATAGGTGCGCCCACTACATTCTCCATTGCCCAAGGCAGGCCGGAGGCGATGAGCAAGTCGCGAGTTGCCGGCACGAGGTCGACATGCTCGCGAGCGTTGTGCATCGTCTTCATGGCGGTGTGCGCCTGACACGGCGGGCTGGCGTGGATAGCGTCGAAACCGCGAATGCTTCCATTGCTGATCGCAGCGCTCAACCATTGAAGGGCGTCAGCCTGGATGAACTCGAACGGATACCGCGGCTGAGGCTTAATATCGACACCGACGACATCGAACCCGGCCTGGTGATAGCCCATGCCAGCACCGCCAGCGCAGCAGAACAGATCGAGAAGACGAGGCTGTCCCATCACGCCGCTGCCCCGGTCTGGCGGGCCCACGGCTCGACCTGTTCGAGCATGGAAATCTGTTCGTCGGTCAGCTCAGCGATGATTTCAGGCTTCCAGCCAGTGCGCCGGAAGATGTGGATGGCGAGCGGGCGCGACGGCGGGCGCACACCGCTCGCGATCATGCTGGCGTACGACTGACTGATGCCGGTAGCATCGCGCAGTTCACGGGGCGTTGGCTTATCCATGACGGATAAATCACAGATTGTGATTACAAAGGCAAGTGTAAAACATCACAATCTGTGCGGCGCATCTGATTTCACAATCTGCGATAATCACAGCATGGCTGATGGCGCAGACAAGAATGGTGGGCCCAACTACCTCCAGGCGTGGCGTGAGTTTCGCAAGCTCACGCAAGCCGAGCTGGCGGCTGAGGTCGGCACCAATCAGAACATGATTGGCTACCTCGAAAGCGGCGAGCGAGGTCTGTCAGCAAAGTGGCTGCGAAAGCTGGCGCCGGCTCTCAACACGCAGCCTGGCTTCATCCTTGAGCATAACCCGTTCGATCTGCCGACCGATATCGTCGAGATATGGATCAATGCGAACGACAAGGAGCGGAAGCAGCTTGTGAGCCTAGCGCAGGCAATCGTACGCACCGGCACTGAAGGGTAATGCTATCCGACGATGAACAGAGGCGCATGTCGCGTCCGCACGATTTGGTTTATCGCGAAGTTGGCGAGTGCCTTCATGCTTGGACTTGCGTAGAGAACGAACTGTCAGCCTTGTTCGTCGCGCTCAATGGCGTGTCCATGAATGAGCCGTCGCATCCACTTCGCCAAATATTTGAAGTCGTCCAGTCGTTCGAAGTTCGTTTGGCAATGGTCAGCAAGGCTGTTGATTGCTTCGCCGAACAACTGGAGGATTTTCCGTCAGCCTGGGTGACGCTGAAAAACAAAATTTCAAGGTCTGCCCGCCAAAGGCATGAAGTCGCCCATTTCTTAGGGGTTGGCCGCCGCACGGATAATAACGACTTCTCTGGGATCAAGCCGTTTTTTACCCGTCACAACTTCATGAACAATGAGGGGCGAGGTGAACTTAGCGCTCGTCAGATAGCGGATCGGGCAAGGGGGTTCTTTGATCTCTCATCGAGAGTTCGACGCCACGCGGGATATGTATCGCGGGTCCGAGGGCTGCCTTTAGAATCTGACTTAGCAGCATACGCGAGGGCTGATCTGCTTGCAGGCTAGCGTAGCCAGAATGGTATAGAACCCCAGCGGCTCGATCGAGCATGTCGCTGGTTATCTCCAAGGCGTCCATTGGCAAACCCTATATAGGCCCTGCTTAGGCGGGGCGTTCGCTTTGCCAGCATCACAGATTTTGCGTTTTCCTACAAGACGAGCTCTCGCCATCATGCGTGAGGCGATTCGTGCGCCTGGAAATAAAAATCACAAACTGTGAAAATGATCGCTTGACCAAACATCACAGACTGTGATTTATACCTCCTAACAGCAGCGAACCCGCTGCGTTGGAGGCCACTATGTCCACCACCACGAAATTTACGCCGGGACCTTGGGCGGTATCGTTTGATCAAATTTACGCCGTCGACCAATCGACTAATGCGTACGTTGTCGCGCAAGTTTGCAATTGGGACGACCTCGGTTTCGGCGCGGCGAACGCCAACGCCGCCCTGATCGCCGCCGCTCCTGATTACGACGCAGCAGCGCGAAAGCTGCTGGCTTGGGCTGAACGGGCAATGCCCGCAACCGACGATGCGGCGGATTTCCTCAATGGAGATGGGTGGGATGAGGCCGCTGAAATAGTCGCCGATTTCCGCGCCGCCCTCGCCAAAGCCCGCGAGGAGCACGCCTGATGTTCCTGCAACACGAAATCAACCAGGCGCTTGCGGCGAAGGCTGCTGACGTCGCGAACCTCTCCCCGGTAGCGACAGCTCACGCGATCCTGTTCAACGGCGCTGCTGCGACCCTCGGTGGCCAGATGAGCGCCGACGAGGAGAAGCTGTGGATCGACGCGGCACAGTACGCGATCGACACCACCGATTACAGCGAGATCGAAGACATGCTCGCCGATTTCGACGCGCAGGAGGCGTATCACGAATACGCCTACGAGACGCACTTTCGGGCCGAGCCGATGGAGTTCGGCCAGTGGAGTGCGCAGGCATGAACCACATCCTAACCGCCCGTGAGGAGATCGACGCCCAGATCGCTGGTAACGCTGAAACCCTCGTCGAAGCCCTCCGACTGCCCGCCGATTACCCTGCTCGCGACGAGTATATCAGGGTCCGGATGGCGCGAATCGACGTGCTGGTTGCCGAGCGCAACCGCTGCTTTGCCCGGAGTGCCGCAGCATGACCGACACCTACCGCAACTGGTCGATCGACTTCGACCCCAAGCCGATCCCGAGCCGCGCCTTCGACTGGACGGCGACCCACCCCGATTACGACGGCCCCGAGGACGAGAGGATCGTTTCGGCGGCCACCTTCGAGGCGCTCACCGTCGAGATCGACTGCGCCATCATGGATTTGGAGGACGCAAATGTACCTGTCTGACGCCACCGTAGAAACCGCCTGCGAGGCTCTGCGCAAGGCGATCAACGCTGCCGAGAACAGCAACCACAATGGCGAAGTGTTCGTCGTGGCGGCTGCGAATGTGACGGCGCTGGTGGAGGCCGTAGAAGCGTTCATCGTTTTTCACGACGCTGACGACCAAGGCAACATCTTTGCGCAACTCCGCAAGTGTGGCGAACTCGAAGCCAGCCTGCGCGCCGCCCTCACTCTCGCCAAGGGAGGCCGGGCATGACCGACGCACAGAGCAGCGCCGCGCTTCTTCCATGCCCTAACCCGTGGTGTGAGGCTGATGAGCGTGACGGCGATTTCAAGCCGCAGGTTCAGTATAGCAACTTCGGAATGGTCTACGTCGCCTGCACGAGTTGCACCATGGCCGGGCCAACGCGGCAGCACGAAGTTGATGCCATCACCGCATGGAACACCCGCCCCACCCCCACGCCCTCGGATCAGGCGGGGTGGCAGGACATTGCTACGGCGCCGAGGGATGGGACGGCGATCCTAGCTTATCGCGATGATGCTGGAGTCTTCACGGCGCACTACGTCGAAGCGGACGCCCACATTTCGAGCATGATCAACCCACCAGAGGGCGATTGCTACTGGTTCACCACTGGCGGTGAAGATTTGACAGGCGACATGTTCACACACTGGATGCCTCTCCCCACCGCCCCGACCATCACCGCTGGCGAGGGAGGTGGGGAATGAACCGCGACAAACTCAAGATCGCAATCGCCGAAGCCGAACGCTTCATCAAGCGCGCCAAATCGCTGCCAAAAAGCGAGCCTTATCAAAATGGCCCCTACACATTCACCCGCGATTTCTTCCCGAAGGAACAGGGCGCTATCCGCCGCGCATCCATGGATCTGACGCGCGCTTTGGCTGACCTTCGGAGGCCAGAACAGTGAACCACTCCGAATCCATGCGCAACGTCGCCCCTCCGCTCCAGCGCTCGACGCCTTTATCCAACTGGCTCACCGACAACGCCACTTGGCAGCCGATCTATCGCGGGCTGGTGTGGGCGAACGTCATCGTTTGGGGCGTGGCTGCTGCGATTTTCCTGATGGTGGCGCTGTGATGGACACCCCCACCCCCGCATTCGGCGCGATCATCGCGTCCGGCCTTTTCGGCATCCTGATCATCGCGGTTGGGGCCTTTGCTATCATGACTGGAGCGTTTCAGTGACCACGAAATTCAAACCGACGCCGCCGGATGCCAGCGCTCTCAAGCTTCGCGCCGTTCAAGGCCAGCACGGACAATTCACAATAGAGAATGGTGACGGCAACCTTAACGGTGAGTTCGACCGCTATTACGTCAATTTGGGAGGCTATACCGGGGAGCATAGCCCGTGGGTTTTTGCGGCCGCCCCGGAGTTGCTGGTGGCACTCGAAAAGGCGCACAACACCCTGGCTGGTTGCGGCATGGCTAAGATCGCCGCCGACATTTGCGGGCCAGCCCTCGCCAAAGCCCGAGGCGCCGCATGACCACCCACCCCAACTTCCGCCTCTCCCTCGGCATGGTGATCCTCGCGCTCGTCGTGCTGGGGGCTGGGGCTGTGGCTTCGTTCAACTCCCCCGCTGCCTCGCCGCGCCCCCACGCGGATAGCACAACCTCCCCCGCGAGCGTCGAGGCCGCCGCCGGGGATACCGGAGATGTCCGTTGAACGCGCAGACGAAAATTGAACCCGGCACGGACATCATCGTTGCCGTAGAAGCCACCCCGCAGATTGTGTTGCTCGATGCCGAGAAGTTCGACCTGTTCTATGATCGGGTGCGCGCCGAGACTGCTGGCATCGTTGTTGACCTCTCGACCAAGAGGGGCCGCGACGAGGTTCGGGCTATGGCCGCCAAGGTAACGCGCTCCAAAACCATGATCGACAAGGCAGGCTTGGCGCTGACCAAGGGGTGGCGCGACCAGACCACGCAGGTCAATGCGGCGCGCAAGGAGATCGAAACCAAGCTCGATGCGCTGGCCGATGAAGTGCGCCGCCCGCTGACCGAGTGGGAGGATGCTGAGAAAGAGCGCGTCAACATCTGCCGCACCATCATCGACGGGCTCAAGGGCGCGGCAGTCGTCACCATCGAGGACACCGCCGCCACCGTTCGTCAGCGCGGCAAGGATGCCTGGGATACCGAGATCGACCCCGCGCAGTTCGGTGACATGCTAGACGAGGCTGTCGCGGCGAAGGACACGGCTGTCGTTTCGCTCAAGGCAGCGCTGGCCAGGCTGACGCGCGAGGAAGCCGAGCGCGCCGAGCTGGAGAAGCTTAGGGCCGAAAAGGCTGAGGCCGAACGCGTAGAGGCTGAGCGCATCGCCGCCGAGGAAGCGGAGCGCCAGCGGATTGAGGACGCGCTTGCTGAGGCCGAGAGACAGGAAGCCCTCGAAAGGGAAAAGGCAGAGCAGGTCGCACGCATCCAGCGCGAATCCGCCGAAGCCGCTCAACGGGACGCCGAACGCGCCGCCCAGGTCGAGCGCGACCGTATCCAGCGCGAACACGACGAAGCCATTGCAGCCGAACGCCGCCGTGCCGAGGAAGCCGAGGCCGCCATGCAAGCTGAGCGCGACCGGGTAGCGAAGGTTGAGGCCGAGCGCGTGGCCGAGGAAAAGCGCATTGCCGCCGAACAGCAGGCTCGCGACGAAGACCGTGCGCACCGCAGCGCCGTGCTCAAGGCCGCCAAGGAAGCAATCATGGAGGCCGGCTCGATCGACGAGGCGACTGCCAAGACCATCGTTCTAGCCATCACCAGCGGCAATGTCCCTAACGTAACGCTGAGGTTCTGATCATGGATAGCTTCAATCCTTTCGATCTGGATTACGTCGAGCCGGAACAGGTTGATGTCGAGAATTATATCCCGACTTCGGCGCCGACCACGCAACCGCACCCTGGCCCCAAATTCCACAACGACATCCAGCAGGGCACCGAGGAATGGCACGCATGCCGCCTGGGGTTGATGACCGCTTCGGAACTCAAGATGGTCATAACGCCATCGCTTAAGATTTCCGACAACAAGGATACGCGGACCCACCTCTACGAACTGCTTGCCCAGCGCGTAAACAAGTACGTCGAGCCGCATTTCCAGGGTCCCGACATGGAGCGCGGCAACTTCGACGAGGAACACGCCCGCGCCAAATACAGCGAGATGTATGCGCCAGTCACAGAATGCGGCTTCATAACCAACGACCGTTGGGGTTTCACGCTGGGCTATTCACCCGATGGCCTGGTCGGGAACGATGGCCTGATCGAGTGCAAGTCTCGGATCCAGAAATGGCAGATGAAGACGCTTATCGAGAACGTCGCCACTGACACGATCCCCGACGAATACGTGATCCAGGTCCAGGCCGCGATGATGATCTCCGAGCGCAAATGGTGTGATTTCATCAGCTATTCGGGCGGGATGGTCAT